GTGATCTGTCCTCAATACCTTACACATATTAGTGCGGCTGGCGATCGCTGGGATTTGCTGGCGTGGAACTACTACGGAGACGCCACTCTTCTAGGCACTATTGTGATGGCCAATCCGACCATGCCGATCGAACCTGTACTCTCGGCAGGAATGACGGTGCTCATTCCAGTGTTGCAGAAGGCCAGCGTGGTCGCAACGGATTTGCCGCCGTGGAAACAGGCGCAATCGTAGAACAGGTTGTAAGATCATGGTTGCAGCTATTTCGTTTCCTGTGCGATCCCCTCAATGGGTGTTGACGTATGCGGGGATCAACATTACCACGGACATTTCGACTATGGTTCTCAGCATCAGCTATACGGACAACCTTTCCGCGCTCTCCGGTGAGGTCGAGCTGCTGATCGAAGACCATGATCGAAAATGGCAAACAACATGGTATCCATCGCTGGGCGACGAACTGAACCTGGCGATGGGTTATCGCGGCGAAGGGCTGCTACCTTGTGGCGACTTCCAGGTCGATCAGTTAGAACTAGCCGGTCCCCCGGATACTTTTACGATGCGATGTCTGGCGGCCTTTGTTACTCCCGCCATGCGTACGCGCAACAGCGTGGGATACGAAGGTCAGACTCTTCTTGGAATAGCTCAAACGCTGGCCGCAAAGTACGGGCTCGTGGTAGTCAGCGCACCGGACGTGATCGACGTCGTATTCGAAAGATTGACGCAGAAGCACGAGACCGACTTGGGGTTTTTGAAACGCCTCGCAATCGAGCAGGGCTATGATTTCACTGTACGAGGTTCGATCCTGGTGTTTTATTCCCGCGTCACCCTCGAAGCTTTGATGCCGGTGCAAACGCTGGATAGGACCGGCCTCGAACGCTTCGAATTCCGTAACCGTACGCACAGTACGTATCGCAGCGCACAAGTCGCTTACCACAACCTGACGAGCAAATCGCTGATCGTTCAGAATGCATCGGCGATTGCGCCGGTTGTAACCGCCGACATCCTAAAAATCGTGTCGCGATGCGAAAATGGGCCGCAAGCGTTACTCAAGGCTCAAGCCGCTTTAAACGCGAGTAATATGTGGTTCATCGACGCCACGCTGGTGATGCCTGGCTCAATCGCGATGGCCTCGGGCATTACTGTGAACCTAACTGGATTTGGCGAGTTCGATGGGGTTTATATCGTTTTGGTCGCCAATCATCGACTCGATCGGGTTCATGGTTATACAACTCGCCTGGAGGTCAGTCGTGTCTTTTAATTTGTTTGGGACCCGACCTGAGAATGCATCCGACCCACAGTCTTCCACACTGCGGCTGGGGATTGTTCAGGATCAGGATCTGTCGCTTTGCCGCCTGAGAGTTACGTTCAACGAATTCGATCAAATGCTTAGCTACTGGCTTCCGGTCGTGGTGCCCAAGACGCAGAACGATAAAGCTTATTGGCTGCCGGACATCGGCGAACAAGTTATATGCCTGATGGATGAGCGAGATGAAGCGGGAGTAGTGCTGGGTGCCATTTACTCGACGGTCGACGCCACTCCTGTTCAGAGCGCTGATAAATTCCACCTCGGGTTTAAGGACGGAACCGCGGTGGAGTATGACCGCGCGGCGCACGTGTTGGCGTTGAGCTTTCAAGATACCACCGCCTTCAAGTACGACAGTGGACATCACGCGCTGACGCTTGACTTCGAAGATGGAGCTGCGGTCGGTTACGACTCGGCGGCGCATTCTTTGACGATAGATTTTAGCGATGGGACCGTCATCAAATACGATGCGGTGACGCACAGCTTTTCGATGCTCGGAGGTGCCACGGCCGCGGTGACTATAAATGCACCGGCCGGGATCACTCTTCAATCGGAGCCGTCCTATGTCACCATTCTCCCGGCCGGAGTCACGGTGCACCCGTTGCTTCCTTGATGGTAAATGAGAGACGTAGCGATGACAAATGTTAGAAGACGAAATGCCGGCGAGATCGATTCGCTTCGCCAGGGTCGACGATGAGCGCGGGAGCTACAACTTTCGCCGATATCATATCGGTAGACTGGTCCTTGGAGCTGGGAGTGATCGGTGGAGTCGTTCAGGGAATCAATGACATCGACCAATGTATCGCGATTATCCTTACCACACCTCCAGGCTCGGACCCGCTGCGTCCGACTTTTGGCGCCGACCTGTGGCGATACATCGACAATCCAATCAGCGTCGCGATTCCGTCTATCGTGCGCGAAGTCAGCGCGGCAATTGTGACGTGGGAACCCCGAGTCGCTCTGCAATCAGTAAGCGTAACACCTGCGAGCGACGGTAGTTCTCAATCGGAAGCTCACTTGAATGTCTCTATAGCATGGCAACTTAAACTCGCGGGGCAGGCTTCTTCGCCCCGGGTTACGGTGGTCGTTCTTTCAGGAGGTGTGTGATGGCGCAGGGTATCCCTTCATTGCCGGCGCCGGTGTTCGTCGATGATGCCGATGGTACCAGTCCTAACTTGATCCTGGCCGACATGATTTCTGCTTTTGAATCGGCGTCGGGCCGGGTATTGCAGCCGGCACAGGTGGAACGGCTGCTGATCGATTTGTATGCCTACCGGGAGTCGCTGGTGCGCAACGCAATTCAGTATGCAGGTCAACAGAATCTTCTAGCATTTGCCATCTTTCCGATGATCGACTATCTGGGCAGTCTGGTTGGAGTTACCCGCCTGCAGGCGCAACCAGCCACCACGACTATAGAGTTCACCCTTTCGAATCCCTTGACAATCAATGTAACAATCGCCGCGGGGACGTCGGTGGGTAGTGGCGACGGCCAGGTAGTGTTCGCCACCAATGCGGACGTTGTCATCAGCGCCGGTAGCACCAGTGCTACCGCGAATGCAACTGCTACCGTCGCGGGAATGGCTGGAAACGGCTTCCTGGCCGGTCAAATTAGTGTGTTACTGAATCCCAGTGCGTTGATTTCCTCCGCGAGTAACACCAGCACCAGCTCGGGCGGTTCGGCGCCCGAAACCGATGATCATCTGCGCACGAGGATTCAGGCCGCGCCGAATCAATTTAGCTCGGCAGGCCCAGCCGGTGCTTATCGATTTTTCGCTCTAGGTGTGGATCCTTCCATCATCGACGTGCAGGTAGTTAGTCCCGCACCTGGTACCGTGAATGTCTACGTTCTCACCGGTCCGGTGGCCGTGCAACCGGTGGCCGCACCGAACGCGACCGGGATTGCAGGTTCAGCGTTGTTGTCGAGCGTCCAGGCTGCGCTCACCGCGGATACGGTGAGGCCGCTAACCGATACCGTGGTTACGTCATCGGTGACGGAGATCGACTATCAGATAAATGCGACGATCACCTTATACTCCGACGTAGATCCAACTCAGACTATGGGGGCCGCCGCTACGGCAATCCAGCAGTTCGCGATCGAGCTTGCTTCAGAAATTCAAAGAGACATTGTGCCGAGTCAGATTATTACGGCCCTTTCGGTGGCTGGGGTCTACGAGGTGACTCTGAGCGCACCCATATATACGCAGCTGACCGCGGGTCAGTGGGCCAACTGTACCAACATCGCGCTTGCTCAGGCTCTTAGCACCGAACACAGCTAGGCCGCGAGATATAGCGAACAAATAACAGGACTAACAAGTGCCTGAACTTCAAATTCCGCAGTCGATAAATGACGCCAGGAGCCAGGCTTTGATGGTTCTGATCGAGCGGCTCGGCGACATTGATCTGACGCCACTGCTAGTCTATCGAATCGATTCGGTTCCGGCTACTGCCTTGCCCTTTCTGGGCTGGCAATTCGACATTATCTCGCCGCTCTGGCAGACAGTTGCGCCGATAATCGCCAGTGTCGACGCCATCACCGATGTCGACGCACTGATCGACATCGACACGTTAACAGAGCCTTCCTCGTTGGTGGGAATTCAGCAGAGCGACGCCATCGCGGCGCAGCGCGCGTTGATAAAAATGGCGATTCAGCTGCATCGTTACCGCGGAACGCCATGGTCGATCAAAACTGCGCTCGCGACACTGGGTTGGGCGAGTATATCGATTCTTGAGGGGCAAGCGAGTTGGGGCGGCAGTCAATATCCTTCCAATGAGGGGTGGGCTGTGTTTCGCGTGATGATTCAGGTTCAAGCGGAACAGACAGTCGATCCTGGTGTTCCTGCTACTGCCATTGCGGCGGTAAATTTCTTCAAGCCCGCGCGGTCGCTGCTGGATTCGCTGGTTTTCGTGTTGCCGGCGGTTGATGATTCCGTGTCCACACCCGGCGATGGCCTGACTGTGAGTGGCATTGTCAGCTATCAACTCGACACCGGACCGGAGCCTTCGGACGTGGCGCTAACGATGGCAATCATATTGCCGCCGGTTCGGGATTCGTACGGGCCTGCAGTCCCGCTTTACTCCGCACATTACCTCCATAGCGGAATTACCTATGGCGTCAACGAGCCTGCCGTCGCTGACTCGGCCCTGCTAGTCGACGGCAACGCGGTACTGCAAGGCGGATAGGAGCGGGACTTTCGCATACCGACGGTTGTCGAGTCACAAAATTGATTACTGAGGGTGGAGGAATTAATGAAGCTATCGAATGAACTATCACGGCCGTCTGTTTCCTCCGTAACGGAGAGATCGCGGCCACGTGGAGTCGTGCGCTTTGAACTGTTCGAGGACTACCGGCTCATCGCGACTATCGAAGATCACAATTTGTTCGTGAATGCAGGGCTTCCCGCGTTGGCGGCTTTGATGGGCGGCGACACCAGCGGAGAGTTTGCGGCCGCGGTGGGATTCGGATCGGGCGCCGGCACGCCCGCACTCACAGATACCGGCCTGACCACCCCTGCATACTACAAGTCGCTCGACTCGCATTCGGAAGACGGAGCAGGCTGTGTCACTTTCAACTGGAGTCTGGGCACTGCGGATACCGGCGCCGTGGGAATCACCATTCAAGAGTTAGGGTTGTTTGCAAACAAGACCACGGTGGTGCTGCCCGGGACGACGCAGCCGACTCCGATACTGGCGCGAAAGACCATTAGCCCCATCGTGTTTACCTCGAGCATGAGTCTGAGCGGGGTCTGGACGCTGACATTCTAAGATCTTGTCGAAGTCGAACCAAGGAGAGCCGCGATGGTGTTATTGATTGACACTCCGAGTTTCACCGCCAACGAGGTGTATGAGATCCAGGCGACCGATGCCGTGGAAGGCGCAGCTAGTGGGGCGAGCTTCGGAGGTATCGGACTCTCGAATCAGCCCCATCAGCAGCTTGCGAATCGGACTGCGTTTCTGAAGCAGCGCCAGGACACCAATATCGGGAACATCGCGGCCTTGCAGGCTTTCACTGCGCTATTCAAAGGATTGATGGCGGGCAGCGGTTATGCGCAGGTTCCATTCCTGGACGTGAATCGGGGGCTCATCACGGCGACGGTGCAATGGGGTGCGTTGTTTCCTACCGGGGGTCTAGGAAAGGATCAGACCTACGCTGTGACCTGGCCGATTCAGTTTCCCAATGCATGTGTGTGGGCGATGGCATCGCTATCCAACAGCACTGCCGATGTGAATGCGGGCAAATTGATCATGGAAACGGTGGGCTTCAACATCGCGACCGGAATCTTTATGGCGGACTTTATTTCCGGCGCGATGGATGCCAGCCACAGTAACGATGGTTTCTATTGGATATCGATCGGCTTCTAG